AATATTATAGCGGATGGCCGAAAATGCCCCTACAAATGAAATAGAGAGGACTTCTATAAGTAGCACACCATACACCAGTTCATATCAGCCAGTTTTCTATACACCGGTTCGTTTTGCAAATATTGAAAGTTATGGGGCCTCCTCGTAAATTTCGCATAAACGCCAAAAACTATTTCCTCACATACCCTAGGTGCTCTTTAACAAAAGAAGGGGCTCTTTTGCAATTACAGAAGTTAAAAACACCTACAAATATCAAGTTTATTCGTGTGTCCAGAGAATTACACGAAAATGGGGAGCCTCATCTCCATGTGCTTATCCAGTTCGAAGGTAAATACCAATGTGCTAATGAAAGATTCTTCGACCTCGTCTCCCCAACCAGGTCAGCACATTTCCATCCAAACATTCAGGGAGCTAAATCAGCATCTGATGTCAAGACCTACGTGGAGAAAGACGGAGACTTCATTGATTTTGGAGAATTTCAAATCGATCCCCGTTCCTCCAGAGGAGGTCAACAATCTGCCAATGACTCCTATGCCAAGGTTCTCAACTCAAACTCTGTCTCCGAGGCCCTCAATATACTCAGAGAAGAGCAGCCCAAAGACTTCGTGCTCCAGCAGCACACGTTACGTTCAAACCTAGAACGTATATTTGCTAAACCTCCACCTCCGTGGGTCCCTCCATTTCAGCTATCTTCATTTACTGCTGTGCCAGACGAGATGCAAGAATGGGCTGATGACTATTTCAGTGTTGATGCCGCTGCGCGGCCAGAACGTCCTATTAGTTTGATCGTCGAAGGGGGTTCTAGAACGGGAAAGACAATGTGGGCCAGAGCTTTAGGTACACATAATTATCTGAGCGGTCATCTTGATTTCAATGCTAGGGTTTACTCCAATGATGTGGAGTATAACGTTATCGATGATGTCACTCCGCAGTACCTAAAGCTAAAGCACTGGAAAGAGTTGATTGGGGCCCAAAAGGATTGGCAATCCAACTGTAAATATGGAAAGCCAGTTCAAATTAAAGGAGGGATCCCATCAATCGTGCTGTGCAATCCAGGAGAGGGGTGCAGCTATAAAGATTTCCTCGAGAAAGAGGAAAATGCAGGTCTGAAGGCGTGGACGCTTAAAAATGCGAAATTCGTCTTCCTCGAAGCCCCCCTCTATCAAGGCACAGCACAGAGCCAGTAAAAGAAGAGCCATACGTAGAAGGCGACTCGACTTGAACTGCGGCTGTTCCATATTTCTCCACATCAACTGCATAGACCATGGATTCACGCACCGGGGAGAGCATCACTGCGGCTCAGGCAGAGAATTCCGTTTTTATTTGGGAGGTTCCAAATCCCCTCTATTTCAAGATCACCAGAGTAGAGGATCCTATGTACACCAGGAACAGAGTGTACCACATCCAGATCAGGTTCAACCACAACCTGAGGAAGGAATTGGGTCTTCTCAGAGCCTTCTTCAACTTCCAAGTCTGGACGACTTCTCTGACAGCTTCTGGGCAGATTTATTTAAATAGGTTTAGACATTTAGTGTTGTTGTACTTAGATAGGTTAGGAGTAATTGGTATTAATCATGTAATTGATGCTGTTAGCTTCGCCGTTAATAGACCATATGTAAATGCTGTACTCGAGAATCATGATATAAAATTCAAAATTTATTAATTTGTTATCGAATCATAAAAATAGATCCGAATTTTTAAAGTTGCATACACAGGGTTTGATGCATGAGTACATGCCATATACAATAACAAGGCGTTCTCCGTATGATTCTCGTATTTCCCTGCTTCCTGATGGTTGTATACCACGTAGTTGTTGACCTTCCAGAAGCGCCTAACCAATGCCTGCTCGTTGCTTGCGTACTGTCCACCAGTGACCTTAGCATAGAACCTGTGCATCACCTGATAACGATCACGCAGATCGTTCTTAACAGTAGCAGTACTAGGCTCGTTGTCGAACATGTTGAAGACTTGACCAAAGTCCATAGGGGTTCCATAGGGTCTCCGGTCTCGAACAAGCCAAAACATGACGCTGTTCGTGTGGTTCTTCAGCTTGATATTCTCATCCATCCATATCTTCCCAAGAATATATACAGACTTAACACAGAAACGCTTACCAACACGATGGGTTATACCGTTACCACGTGTCACGTCAGATATACACATGACCTTGCCAACATGAGAGATGTCATGTCGCTGCTCGTATGACTGAACCTTACATGGACCTTCACATCCCTTGGGGACATCGGGCCCTCTCAACGTTCGATAAATCCTGGGCTTCCTGTACATGGGCCTGTTAACCCAAGCTGAGGCCTTGTCAAACTTAGGGCCCGATCCACCACGAGGGGAACGATTGACAGAGCGGCTAACCTTTGAAGTTCCCGCCATTGAACGCCATGGGATATCCCGCTTAGGCATTTTCAAATTAAATTAAACGCTCTGTCAATATCACTTAAATACAAGGGACCACTACTTAGTCAGCAAGTCAAAATATGTAGGCGCGTCAGACGCAATATGATTGGTCAAGAGTATTTAAGTGGTCCCAGAGAGGAATCAAATAAAAACGAGAGCGCTTGGACCTGGGCCGGGCCCAAGCGAAAAATCGCGCGGCCATCCGGT